CTAGTAAGGAAAAATTCCACCGCCCGGCCTGGGCGGCTTGAAACCTCATAGCATTATACATACTTTGTTTAAGCCGCCCAAAGGCGTCTGATAACTCTTAGAACCAAAGAAGAGAGATCCCGCGCTGGATCTTTTAATTGTGGAACAAACACCACATCTTTTTTGCATAGCATGGAAAAGCCAAAACTAAGCCAGACTAGGGTCTGGAATCGTATTTGGTGAATTCTTGCCTAACGAATACATAATGGGAACTCCCATAAAGAAAGACAAGCTAAAATCCTCGGCTGCAGCAACGTAACCGAGAACAGCGCACTTGGCACCATTAATTTGGACCTCATGCACAGTTGGATTTTCATCATTGGTGGCACGTGCATCAACAACGTTAATGCGCCGAGCATTGAAAAATCTTCTGTTAGTATAAAACGGTAACTCTACTTCCAGAGATGGATTAAGTTGAACTGGGGCGACATACGCACCGTTCACTTCAGACTCACAGTTCTCAATAACAGCATGGGGGAAAGTGTTCCCCTGGGCTGTGTTACTGAGAGACCTGAACACACTTATCTCTGTCGAGTAGGAGTACGGTTGATAACTTCCAAAAGTAACCAAGCTCTTGGATATGCCATCAGAGCGTGTAACACTGGCGAAAACATCCAACAAGGTATTCACACTCGCAGTATTACCATAATTCGATCTAGAGGCATTTCTAGTGGCAAAATATTTCCACCTTATACCGCCCCTATACGCTACATAACACGGAGTGAAATAATTCAAGTAGGTCATATGAGAATAACCAAACTTGCCGTTGACACTATCGTGTGGACCAGCCGAACAATAACCTTTATAATAAGGAAAATCTGGCTGCTTCAAATTCATTGTGCAACCAGCCACCTCGTCGTTGTAACTACCGGTTGTCACACCAGAATGTAAACAATATCTCTTGAGCAATTCTCTAATGCTCACAACTTGCTCACCGAAAAACACGTCCATGGTGTGGTCATCGGTACTACCAGCAGCACCAACACCTGTGACCACGTCTGTGGAATCTGGAGCACTAAGTTGAATTTCTGCCACTTGCTCGTCTGACTCAGGTATAACCTCCAAACCCTCCGGATTGACCGGTGGTGCTGAAGGAAAATAACTTATGTTACTAAGAGCAAGGTCGGTGGGCTCAGCAAATCTAGCATCATCACACATGTTAACAAACACATTGACCTCGACGCTAGCATCGACGCTGGGATCTGGGTTAGGTGTGGTCAAATCATTGACCACAAACACAGATATGGTGCCATTACCAAACACTTGTTGCAAGATAGCCGGGGCGGTAGCCCCAGTGGCAAAAGAAGGAATAGGCAAACCATCACGCAACTTCATGGGATTGCGAACGGGCAAGAAAGAATACTCCTTGCCCCATCCAACCTTAAAAGTGAAATCACGCATGTCTGCAATATCAATTATACGAGTGTACATGGTATTGTACCCCGTCGATGACGCACCGCCATCCAATGCATCAGGGTCCCACACTATCCTGAGACGTCCCCTATGGAAATTCGAGGACACCACTTGAAACCTAAACTCCATGGAACCCCCCCAATATTTAAAAGGAAGTGCTACCATACCGCTAGGAGTCAAATGATACTCAGTGTTGACACCAGTAAACAACTTCTGGTACACAGTCGGCATCACCTGAGTCTGAAACAATTTGGTGCCAGGCCCAGAATTTGGATAACCTCCCGTTTGCCACTGGAAAGTGGTGTAGTAAGACTGACGCTTGGCAATAGCAACAATACTCATCTCGTCTGCAGAACTCACGCCAGTGACAGACGGATCCACAGTTACCTCTTGCTTCACGTCCAATGACAATTTGTTGACTGCATCGGGTGTGTTGACATTCGCAAGTCCGCCCACATAACGTGGCACGTAAACCTGCGTCGGATCTATTATAGGTGGTCTAGAGAAACCAAACAATTTACCCAAATCACCGACAGCACCAGCGCCAATTTGCGTGGCTTTAGCAAACTTACCAATAAAAGGAACATTGGTTAGCTTGCCAGCAACTCGGGCCACAGTTGATGCGGCCATACTGACAGGCGTGTCACCGTACTCATCCGATTGCGGCACCACAACCTCTGAAGATTGGGGTATGATCGTCGTCGGATTAGAAGAAGTGGGAACAGACAATGACACGTCCTCTGCCCACGCAAAAACAGAAATAGTAAGCTCTTGGCCGACAGCTGGATTCGCGTTAACATTTTTAAGCACGTTCAAAGTTCGTATGTTTATAGTGCCCATCTCGTCCCATTGCGCATCAGGAACACGTAAAGCATTCTGATAATGCACAAAGGGTAAACACAAAGAACCTCCCTGACACTCGGTTGGGTTGATGTAAATATGTGGCTTCTGGCTAGCGGCAATGGAATCTGCACCGATTCCTATGCCCCTGTTGAGCGTTAGTTGGTCGAAACCAGGCAACGGATTATAGGAAGCTAATAAGCGACCGTAATAGAACCCATTACCGTTCACCACAAACTTGACACACAAACGGCTCCGCATCAAATTGAAGTTTGCCAATCTGTTCACGTTCCTCTTGTCGTTGAAGAACAAAGACCAAGGATTGAAATTCTGATAAAATTCAGTGCCAGGCGCCCACGCGTACTCGCGAATCAAGATAGGTCTCTCAAAGAAAGAACCCAATTCAGTATCCGTCATGTCCGCACAAGCTCTGGTGGGATCGTCAGTCCCTTCAATCCGGTAATCGTAAGCCGGGTTTGCGTCCATAAACTGGACATTTTGACTGAGGACATTATTGTCACTCACACTGGTGGAATAAGTTTCACTGGACTGTGGCTCCACCACCACAATCTCAGCCAAGCAGCAAATACTGCCCACAACGTGCTTGGCGTTATGGCCAGGCGGGTGTCCCCCCGCAAAGGCACTGGAATCTTGTCCAGGACATAGACCATTATTGTCTTCATGCATGGTCCCTAGCACTTTATTATTATGATTGAAAGCAATAAGATTTCTGCAGGTCTTCTCTATTGTGTACAGAAATTGTGGATTGCTAGTCCGAAATATCGCATCAAAATGCGATTCACAACACCAGTTTAACGCCATGGAGGGCCGTGCTAATTACAACTTGATCAAATCAAGCTCAGACAGTGATAGCTCACTATTGGTCTGAATTAAAGAATGACCATATTTATCCAAAATAGCCTCTCTCCAACTTGGAAAGGTCGATTTAAATCGAGACCTAATTCTCGATCTGAACACCACAGGCGCATTCTTCCTGGGCTTAGTTTCCACACTAAAAGCTTCAACAAAAGCCCAAAGATTGGGGACGTGTCTATTATACACATCTTCCCCATGTTGCACAAGCTCGTGCAACGCCGACTTAATCAAACCGGCATAGTGGTCATTGATATCAAGTTTCTTGAAATCACCCCACACAAATGGCTTAAATATAGAATCCATAGCTAATGGCGCAAGGCACATGACCACTTCTGAAGTGTCACGACGCACATACAAATGGAACTTCCGCTTTAGAAAGCCAAAATCTTCCGCAAACGTGGTGACAGTATCGCCTTTATCAGATCCTGTGATGACATAGCCAAGCTGTTTACCATAATATATGGTCGCCGGCTGTGTTATCATCGAATCCTTATCCACCCGAACTACAACGTCATCTCCGTACGTGACTATACTCCTAAGACTAAAGTCGAGGTCTGCCACAATCATGGAAGAATAATCCCGTGGATAATCCACCATATACTTACCATGTAACACATCATATTTAATCATGGCGTGTATCTGGCAATTAATTAACATGTTGGCCACACAATTAATCATGGTGGTCAACGGATTGCCTGATGTGTTGACTCCAGCCATCTTGACCACAGTGCCAAGCATGACGACAGAAGGATTGCAAATGTCATAAGCCATGGAAGTCATCACGCGCCGATCCTCGTCGGTGTAATCCAACAAATAAGACAAATTAATAAATATATCCATAACGGCGGAAATAACATCTCCCGACAAACTTAAGTCGAAACCACTATAATCTGTGGCCACAAAAGCACTAGCTTCGACCTCACTGGCATACAAGGGCCGACCTGGGTCACCATTAATGAGACTCTTAACAAGCTCTGTGTAATAAACAGTGGGGTCAAGACCCACGGAATGACCACAAGATAACGGATCATATCCAAGTAATATCAATATCGGTTGAAAGTACATACGCATAACAACTATGTGCGCAAAATCCATCTTGTTAATATGCCTCATGGGTTTAGTCCTACCGTCTGATTTGACGGGCAGTACCTCATCTTTGGGACAGATGAAGTTTAAGATCAAGCCAACTTCTCCAGCTTTGCGTCGTTCAATAATGTCGTACACACTATCACGAATCTCCATAGACATCTCGTTCTCCTCAAAGAAGCAAATGAAATGCTCATCGTGTTCTGGAGAATACACATTGTTGACGTAATCGGATTTCACTCCAGGAAAAGCAACGCCAGCAGAGGTATTTATGGGCACTTTTCCACCCATATTGAACCCCTTACCATCAAGACCACCCTGTATGTTCAAAACACGCATGCGAGCGAAGCCTTGATTGTTGAGCACTATATCATGACAGGCCCGATACAGTGCGGACCCCACTTTCTCCTTGGCAAGAGCCAACAAATGGGTGTCGACCGGACGTGGAATGCTGCTTTTCGCTATAAATGCTGTTATCGTGTCCCTCATCTTGTAGCTCAAAGATGGTATTGCATAGTTCCTCACTATACCAGCAACATCTGGCAAATAATCTATGAGAAACTCCACGTGCTTAGACAACTGTATGTTAGTCTTCGCTCTGACATTCACGGGAGTACCGTCCTTAACCAAGGTGCCCACTAATTCATAATAACTATCTGAAAGTGTGGGTTCCAAAGCGCCGGGCACACGCACACTAACGTCAGGTTTAATCTCCATATTACTCTTGGTGTACTCCTCCAAGTATGGTGCTCTGACGATGTAATCATCAAGACGCGCATTGGCAATTTCACCTTCACTGCGACCCTTAAGCCGTGCCTTCATAATGTTAAGCACGCTCTCGCCAACAGGGCAAGCAGTAACTGCCTCACTGCTAGCATGCGAACCGGTGTGCATAGCCACTATGGTCCCACCACTCATAATGAGGGACCCACATAGGCCATCATCACCAGTGCCACTAATCCAATAAGATACAGGGTTAGGTAGCAGCTGAGATGCGGGAGTGCCTGCAGAGTACACATGAGATTTCACACACAAAAACTCAGATCCCATGACATCAACTGCATAAATACCGCGGGTCTCCTCATATGATGGCACAAGCCTGGTGACAGCATCTCCCTTACTCAACTTACTATCTGTAACAAGTTTCCTCACCAAAGGCAATGATCCAGTGACACTGCGCGGAAGCTCGAACATGCACATGTCAATATCATGTTCACAACCATTCAAACACATTTTTGGTGCAAAAGCAATGTCTTTCTTGTATATAATGTGCTCTCTGGGTTTCCTCGACGAATCATGTAAAACTATGGCAAATTGAGGAAAATCTCTGGCAAAAGCATGTGCCACAGTAACCATATAAGTGCCACTGTTGTAAGTGTCATATCCAAACACATACAGATCAGATTTAAACTCTGAATATTGCACACTGGGTAACTGGCCACCTGTACAAGGTCGTATCGTGGCTCTAAAAACACACCTACCTGCTAAGTGCCTACTGTCCTCAACAGTTTGAGTAGGAGCCGCTCTACGAAGGCGATCCTTAGTCATGGTGGCATAACTACCTTTGAACACCACTTGACGTGGCACCACGTCTAACTTGGGATCCAGGTCGACTGTAACCTTACCATCTTTGTCCACTGTGGACTCTGGATCACAAACGGGATTCGACCCAACGCGCTTGTCGAATTCATCGGCCAACTTGCCAATGGTCCTGCACTTAAGGTAAAACTGAGCACATTTAATAAGCGTGCCCAAGGCTATGCCAGCAAACACGCCCTTGATCAACACTCGCTTCATTTTAGCTTGCCTTTCCTTATCGGCTAAACACGTAAGCAGCATCACGTAACGCTCTCTGAGTGTTTCACACACCTTCGTAAGTTGCATGGGTGATAAAGCACCAAACACTCCCTTGACTTGGCCTCCAAACAACACAGCAGACACCAACTCATCAAGGTTTACACCAGCCATCTTAAGGACCCATATCAAGGCAGGACCCATGCGCCTGGATAATTCCATTCCCATACATAAAAGCTGCGTTTCGACCGTGAGTACACATGATCTTAATGAATCCCTACAGTACGCTCGAAAAGGCTTCATGCGCCTGTCGTCTGGACACCAACTGGGTGGTCTCCACGAAAGGCCCTTATAAATAAGCCAAAACACAGATGTGAACGGAAAAGCACACAATCCTAACAACTGAAACCAAAACCCTTGCCTAAGGGCATTCTCCATGAAGCTTTCTTGATACCTTCCATGACGGTAACCAAACGCGCCAACATCCGGCATGGCACGACCATAAACCGTAGTATTTACATCGATAACCTGCGGCTGCACAATAGGTGTCGAGTCGTCAACAATCGGATCCACCAAAAGTGGAAACAACTTATTCCTAACATTCTCATCCATCTTGGCAATCGCGGCACCATTGTCAGTGTGCAGAGCGCACTGTTGCTTGAACAGCTCGCGCAACATGTCAAACGTCATGTCATCCGAACAACACAATTTGCCATCATACATGAAGTCTATGTGCTTCCACAGCCCTGGTTCTATACCACGCTTGGTCACCGAATTCCTAGTGCGCTCTCGTGCTGTCTTAAGATCATATTTCTTATAAGACAGCTTCCAAGGGTTGACCGTATAAAGGTCAGCACCAGCAGCGGCAACTTTGTTAAAATCAATCTGCCCATTGTCACCCACAAAGTCGTCTTTGAGCTCCACATCTATCATATCGTACCGCCTAAACACGGCATCGACATTGGCCATGCCTGCGGCATTGCCATATCTGTTCTCACCGTTGGCGGTCGAAATGACGGCATGTAATTGCGGTTGCACTGTGCCTTTCATATGAGCTTCGGCTAGCTCTGGTGTAAAACCCTGGTTATTAACCAGCTGAATCAATTGCTCTGCCCAATTCACAGCAACTTTTTCAGTATTATCTCCATTCTTGAGTAACGCATTAACATCATCAAAAATGACTATCCTAGTATTATTGTCCAAACCATTCCAATACTTCGACATAGGAGCAGTACATATTTCACTCGGTTTATAAGGCACGCAATCTGCACCGGGTCTCTTAACAGAGGCAATGATGTACATCAGTATCTTGGTAATCTCTGACTTACCAATGGCTGGTTCACCAACCAACATAACTGATAAAGGAGCGGGCACTCTCATCGAGTGGATTGCGTAACTATTCAGTCTAGTAATGGCCTTAGTAACCGCTTCATGTTCCTTAAGCAATGCTTGCGCTACAGTGAACTTGTCAGACTGCACACGTTTGTGTTTGGTCGCTAACCTCAACTGCATTGCTGATAGGCTATCTCTCATATCATCTCTAGTATTCCTGTCCATACTGGACAAGGTATTCTCAACAGCCTCACGAAGCAAACTAGACTCACGTAAAACAGTGTTCACATCGTCTGGGAACGACCAATTGACTAAATATTCAACTCCACGTGACACGCAGTGTGCCAACATGGACGCTATACCGTCAACCGTCATGATAGCGGACGTGAACGACGTCAAGCGCGTCTTATCCAGCGCGTGACCAATGCTCTTAAAATAATGCATCTTAGACTGCATCAATGACGGGGCTATAAGTGCCGCTGAGCAAAATTTAATTATTTTCTCAACGATATTCCTTAAATTGGTGGTGATAAACTTCACGGCATCTTTACCCAAAGCCTCACCAAGCTCCTCAAGGGATTCTGGTTTAACTTCGATACCGGTGGTAAGAAACCACAACTCACCTGCTACCCACTCATATAAACTCGTATCCAAACCAAGTGCCATAAAGATACCATTGACACTCGCAACAATCTGACAAAAACTGCGATCTTTACACTTGACAAAGCCATAAATTTGTATAGCCAAATTTGTCAAAACTAAACCAATCCTATCCATTTGCAATCCTTTAACTGGATTGCGGATATCCACTGGTCTAGTCTCATTGGCTATGAAATCTATCTCATCCTCATATCGTCTCTGCGCACACAAGCGCCTCTGCCTAGCACTTTCAGTGAAACCGTGACGTTCCGCATATTCTGCTTCACTGCATGCTGAAATGTCATCAAAATCGCTGAACATCTTGCTATTCAGTTCAACACCAAACAAAGATACGTGTCTTTGTCTGGCTTCCTCGTCAAAACCATGACGCATCAAATATTCACACCACGTGGGGTTTTCTCCGCTTTTATATACCTTGCGGAGCTCAGAAGCCACGTGATCTTCGGACTCTTCATCTGAAGAATCGTCATTAACCATAGCACCATCCCGTAACTGGGGTGACACTAAGGGTAAAATGTCGACATCATCCACTGTAGGATCGTAGTCGGACATATAAGACTCATTTAAAAAGGAGGACATATTAAAATGTAAGGAGGAAAAAGAAGAATAAATTGGGGGTGAAAGCATGCTCGTCTTCTCAACTGGGAGTGGGGGGGGGGTCAAACCAAACGTTTTTATTTTTATTTTGTTTTTCCATATCTATAATCAAACGTTATGGTTCCCCCCTCACACATATTCCAGTTTAAGAAGACGAGCACCCGTGCTTCGACAATGGGATCCTCTACTCGTGTTTCGAAGACGAGCCTCCCAAGGCCTCAGCTATCTCACAAAGCGCTTCCATTCAATCAGGAAGGAATGCGACATGCGAAGTACGGATACCCTCGGGTGCTACCCGGAGAGTACGCAACGCCTTTATGACCAATGTCCAGTAGGCGCCACCCCTAGCGGTGGACTAAACCCGCACAAGTCCTCAACGGTCGGTTTTCGTACGACCTAAAACAAGACGCCGAGAATTTGTTATTTTAGAACGACAATATGTGGCTAAAACGTTCATTCGATCCTGCAATCGGATCGTCTTTGCAATGGAAATTTCCAAAACTTGCATTTCAAATCGTGTGTCATCCAAATGGTCACAAGACAATTAAACAAAAGACAACCACATTGAAGAGAGGGCCATTTTTCTCAGCCTGCGTATACGTGTCGGAAAATCATCGACACAAATGTACAAACAAGCATCATTACAATGGCCATCTAAAATTGGTTTGCCTCAGTCGAACTGACTGCGGACTAAAAGGATAGACACAATCTCATCATACAGAGGATTGGGTCATGACGCTCACTACAAAACGCCACAACTCCCTTAACAAGGGATAAACGGGAATGAATCCCAATATGGGAAAGACAAAGTCTCTCCCGAAAACCACCAAAGCCTGCCGTTGGATATACTGCCAACTCAGTCATCGTTCTTGAGGACACAAGAACGGGCTACCAATAAATGGTAGCATGAACCAGTCACCGCTTAAAAAGCGGTGCGACGATCTGTTCAAATCGCCATCGGAGCCTGCGTGCGCAT